GGCAGGAGGCGCCCCCGGGTTATCTTGTAACGCCCCCAAGGGACGTTGTCCGGCAGGTTGGGCCGCACGAGCTCCAGGGTGTCGGTACTGACGACATAGACGAGCATCCAGTCGAGGCCGTCCTCCCACCGGCGCTGCATCCGGTGGAACCCATCTATGGGTTCCAGCCTCGACCGTGTCATCACAGCGATCCCGGGCTCGTCGACCTCGGCGAGTGTGAGCGCCTGCACGCGGTCGGGGTCGATCTCGCCTGAGGCTGCCATCTTAGCCATCTCGGATGGCTGCAAGGTCAAGTTGGTCGCGGGGAAGAGGTCGGGTCGGGCCTTAATCATCTCCCGCAGGAGGCTGATATTGATCTCCCCCAGCGTCGCGTGCCGGACGACCTCGGGGCCGCCCAGCTTGCGCATGACCTTGTTGACGAGGTGGCGGGTCATCTGAGCCTCCGCGCGGGCTCGGGCGTGTCCTGCTGCCGCTTGAGAGCCGCCTGATATAGGGCGCGAGCCGGCGCCGTCATCTTGACCGGTCGGGTCACGGTGTTACCCGACTCATACCAGTTAAAGTAGACCTGCGCGTCGCGGCCGAGCTCGGCCTTGAGGTTGTAGAATACCGCCGTTCGGTCTTCGATCACCTCCTGGATCGTCGCGCGCGAGGCGGTGCGCGACGCGAGGGGTTTACCGTTGCGGTCGCAAGCAGTCACAATGCAGACGGGCATGGTCCGGTCTCCCTTCAGGCCGCGCGTGCTGCGCGGGCGATGTTGTGGGCGTGGTTGATGTTGTGATGGATGGTCCAGGACATGAGCGTCATCACATCGTAGTAGTCGACGCCGTCACGCTTGCACCATCCGACGATACGGCCCTCGTACAGCTCCCCATCCTTAGAGAAGGTGACCATCGTGTGCAGGGGTAGCTTCAAGGTCGGGCGCACGTTCATGGCAAAGTCTCCTGTATGTTCTAGTTGAAGGTACTAAAGCTTGGATACCGTGATCGACTTCACTTTCAGGGTGGCCGGCAGGGCGGTGTCATCCATCCCACCGGGCCAGGACTGGCTATCGCCGACGGCGAGGTCGACGATCAAGAACATCGGTTTGCTCGGGACGTTTTTGGTGGTCTCTCCTATCTTGGTGCCATTGAAGTACCAAACGAGGTGGCCCGGGGTCCAGTCGACCCGGTACTCGCAGTAGTCGGCGTAGATGTCACCGTTGACAGCCGCCCAGTCGCCGGCCGCTTCCTGCAAAGCCCAGTGGACCTTGTTCGACCCACCCTCGCCGTGACCATTGGTCGCGCCAAAGGTCTCCATGATGTCGATCTCGGGCGGCCAGGAGCGGTCGGTGGCTAGGAGCCAGAAGCCCGGCCAGAGGCCGCGCCCCCGAGGACACTGGATGAGCCCGCGGACGCTGCCGTAGAGGAAGTCAAACCCGCGGTAGCCCGGGGGCGTCCGCGACGTCCAGGCCGCAGGCGGGGCGGTCGTTATCATGCCCGAGACATAGGGCATCCCACGGTTGTTCAGGCTGGGTCGGTTGCGCGCGAGGTCGGCGACGAGGTGCAGGGCGCCGTCCTGCACGTACACACACGAGTTGGGGCCGACGTTGTCAGTGTAGGCTTCCGCCTCGTGGTTGCTCCCATAGAGGCCCCACGCCGGCCAATGGTAGTGGGTTTGGTATAGGTCGAAGTTGTACGACGAGTAGTCGTCATGAAAGAGGGAACCTGGGGAGGGCGGCGCCTCTCCGCCCTCCAGGTTCGTGATCCTCCGGTCGATCGTGTCCATCCTCGCCTGCACCTGATCGAAGTCGCTCATCCATGACCCTCCGGTCCCAGTCGTCGACGCAGTCAGGACAATCATACCGACCAGCCCAGTAGAAGGAAGTCGGGTGACCGTTGGCGCAGCGATGCCTAACCCGTGGGCGGATCATCGGGCCACTCCCCCTTCGCGATCGTGTCCATCCGCAGGAGGGCGTCGCGCAGTTGCCGCAAGGCATAGTCGAGGGCGTGGTGATCCGTCCTGACGAGGACGGCGGCCCGCGCCTTCGCTATGACTTCATCCTGCGCCCGGGCATAGTCGTGCCCTGTAGGTTTGGACGTTTTCATTAGTGCCTCCAGACCCCGATCCCATCCCAGACGCACGAGATATCCCCGGGATGGAAGGCGTCGGGGTCGTTGGGGATCCCGATGACCCCATAGGCCCACGCGGCCTGGATGAAGTAGAAAGCCATCTGCATGCCCGGATGGCCGGACAGCTCGTAGATCTTCTCGCCCCAGGCGCGGACCTTCGCGTGATTCTCGGGGTTGGATACGACCTTGATCCGGCGGTCCTGGCGCAAGAAGTTAAGCAGCTCCCACCAGGTCTGCGGGATCTGGGAGAGGCGGTCCTCATCCGCTTTCAGGACGAGGTCGGCGCAGGGCAGGCTCGACAGTCGTTCAAACATAATCATCCTCCCAAGGAGGTGCGGGAGCGCACCGTGAGTGGGGGCTCGAGCCCCCACCTGCGCTGCGCTCAGGACGCCCGGCGGTCGTGCAGCACGACGACCTTGTCCCCAGCCGCCTGCGCCTTGCGGGCGAGCGCCTTCCTGAGGTGCTCTTGCACGAGCGTTTTGATGGCGGTCTGATTGATGTAGACGGGGCGCTGCGTATCCTCCCAGCGCGCGGTCGTGTCGACGCCGAGCGCCGCGAGTACGGCCCCCACCGACCAGTTTTGCGGCTTCCGGGTCTCCCCATAGAGCCAGTTGGCAATCGTACCTGCGCAGACCCCCGACTCGCGTTCGAGCCGAGCCAGGGGTGGCGACCCGGCCTTCGCGTAGGCTGTTCGCACCACGTCGATAATCGGGTCCTTCTCGATGAAACGATAGTCCATAGGCGGCTCCTAAGCGAGTGGGATCAGTTACGGACGACCGTCCAGCCCTTGTTCTTCATGCACTGGACCTTCTCGATCGCGTCCTGGATGAGCGACCCCGAGGTCGACATGCGGATGAGATGAGTGCAGTCGAAGTCGTCGCGGTCATAGTCGGCCTGCGTCGCCCCGACCTTTTCCATGTGGGTGCAGGCGCACAGCGACAGGGCGAAGGCAGCGGTCACAAGGTACTTCATGTTGGTTCTCCTAAGTGGTGCCTGGTGCACCATGAGTGGGGGCCAGACGGCCCCCACCTGTGCTGCATCAAGGATATTGGCGCAGGTGCGCCCGCCGCTCGTCCTCCGTCATCTTTTCGAGCCGCGAGAGGAATGCCTGCGCTTCCGCCTCCGTCGCGAAATAGTCGGAGTCGCGCGACCCCGGCTCGTCGAAGCCCTCGCGCCCCGCTGCGTTGTAGGTGGTCCCAACGTAGTAGCCCGCAGGGCTCTTCATGATTTTGAGGTCCGAGTACTTGGCACGCTCGGCCTCGTCGTCTGCCACATTCATCACGATAAAGGAACGCATGAGTCAAACCTCCTCCACTAAAGGGATACCCGCGAGATCCAAGCTGAACTGGTCGAACGGGTACTGGGTGATGGTGATACTGGCCCGGCCCCCCTCAGGATATGCGGTGATGTAGGTTGTCTCCCAGACAACCACGTTTTTCATGTCGGTGGTGAACTCCCTCCACTCGATGGGCCCAGGATTAAGCTCCAGGTTCCGACCACGCTCCGCCTCTTCTTTGGCCCGGTCGAGGGTCGAGAACACACCGGTCAGCTTGCTGGCTAGAACCTCGGGGGCGTTGTGGACCGGCCAGTGGGTGACGATGTAGACGAGGATCGCGTCGCCGGCCCGCCCTTCCTCGGCCTTGCGGGAGGCCTCGTCCTGCGCGTCCAAGATGGCGTCCGCGCACTCGTAGCAGTAGATGTGCCCATTATCGTCGACCGGGAGGTCAGACCGGCATGCCATGGTCATGGAGCAGTTGGTGCAGGCAACGACCATGGGCAAGTGCTCCGCGTCGAACGCGGCCATCGAGATCGACCCGTCCTCCCCGTCGGGCTCGGGGTACTTCCGACCGTGCGCCTCGAGATACTCTTTGAGGGTCATCATGCTGTCAGCTCCAGTCAAGGATGAGCCAACCCAACCATATACCCAGGGGAAGCCCTAGGACCATAGCTAGGATGGATGCGATCGTGTCCAGTAGCGGTGTACCCTTCTCTTTCATTGGGATCCCCCGGTTTAGTCCCAAGTGGGGTCTTGTTCTTCCTGTTTGATGGGCGTGGTGGGGCGGACGTCGCGTTCCTTCGCCACCGCTTCGCGGGCGAGTAGGATGCGAGAGCCGACCCCGCAGTTATCGAACAGCCCCCAGTACCGGGCTTCCATCACACCTTCTATCAGCTCCTTTTCGGTGAAGGTGACCCCGTAGTACTGGTTGCCCTGCTCGGGCCAGGTCACGTCAATCGCTCGGTCTTCCTTGTCGACGAGCCACCCGTGCAGGACGGGTAGACCCATCGCCTCCGGGACGTTACGCGTGGCGTAGCCCTCGCAGTACCGGTACAAAGACGCGTGGCGGATGGCGATGGTTCCCGCGTTCAGATAGCATTGGCCCAGGCGCCCGAGCCTGAGTTTGCCCGGGCGCGCCCCCTGCTCGAAGGCGCGCCCGTGCTTGAGGATGAGGCTATGCAGGGATGGTTCCGGCAGGCTCCCCGCGATCTGCCGGAGGAAATCCTCGGGGTTCATTTGTGCATCCTGGTGGGGCCGCCCAGGTTGACCCTAAGGTTCTCGATCGCCATGCGCCATTGGTTAAAGGTGCGCGGTCTCGCCACCTCGGCGGCGTTGAGGAAGGTGATCAGGGCGGCGCAGACCTTGATGGTGTCTTGAACGGTTAGCTCACCCCCACGCGGGGCGAAGGCAGCCCAAGCAGCCGCTGTGACGATGGATGCTGTCAGGTCCTCGTCGTTCGCGTCGAGACGCACAGACGGGGGTGCGGGCGGGGTCGCCCAAGCACTACCCGGGGGCAGGGCCGGCATGTCGAGCTGCCCTTCGATAGCCGCGCAATGGCGGTGGCACTCGGTGTGCCCGTTCCCGTCTAGGAGGTGGGTCGAGTAGCCCAGGCGGTCGGGCTTCTTGAGTATCACGGCCCAGTTTTCATCCACATTGCGCTCGACTGATTGGACCAATCCGGGCCAGATACGGTGGGCGCGGTCGATAGCTTCGTTGTAGGTCATGGTCATACGCGGTGATTCCTTCTGATAGCGACCCGCAGGGCACGGATGGGGTCGCGCAGCATCCAGGGGTACTGCGCGTCGACGCGCTTCATTACTTGCCACGCCTCGAGCGCCGGCATGTCATAGTTGACGCGCAGGTTGCGGTAGTAGGCGTAGCGTAGCTTGTTGGGTTCGGCGTTCCACCACTGCATGTTGGTTCACTCCTAAGGGGTGCTGGCGCACCATGAGTGGCTCCCCCAGCCGGGGGAGCCACCTGTGCTGCGTCAACGCGGCGGGTCTTTGGTCCACCGACCCAAGTCGGGGAAGCGGGCCCCGAGATCATCCGCTGTCAACCCATAAGATTGGCAGTAGAAGATGATAGCCTTCTCCTGGATCGCTCGGGTCTTGTGCCCGTGCAGGCCCAGGTCGCGGGCCAGTTGAGCGATCCGGCCCGCGGTCAGCAGGGAGAAGAGTTGGCGCAGGGTCATCACGCGGCCTTCGCCCAGTCGACGGCGAGGTTGAACGCCCGCCGCTTCATCATGGCCGCGTCGCCGATCCAGGCCGAGCGCAGACCATTATCCCGGGTCTTCCCCATGATGTGGTCGGCGACCGCCGTGACGGCATTGAACGCGCCCCACCATGTCCCCTCGGCAGTCGCCAAGGTCTGCCCGGGGGCGTGCGTCAGGGCGTGGGTGAACTGCTGGACGAGCTTGGGCTCGCGCTTGTCCCCCTTCTTGACGGCGTCCAGCACCTCATCATCCAGGCGCAGGACCTCGTAGAAGAACTGCTCGACGTCCGCCGCGTGAGCCCGCGCATCCGAGAGCAGGATGGCGGCTTCCTTGAACTCGGTCGTCTGCTTGACCGCGAGCCCCAGCGCGATCTTGGCCGACTCCTGGGTCGCCTCATTGAACGTCCGCGAGTGGGGCATCCGGAAGACCTGCGCCTTCCCGGTCTCCTCGCTCGTCGCCCTGAGCGCCGCCGTGTAGGTGTTCCAGCAGACGACGCGGATGGCGGTGTACATCGCGGTCATCGAGTACCCGGCGATATGCGGGGACGAGAGCAGGAGGTAGGCGTCCACCTCATCCTCGTTCTTCCCCTTCCCGATCGAGAACCGGGCGTGGGTCCTGGCGAGCGCCCAGACGTGCCGCCCTTCCTGGAGGGACCCAGCGGTCTCCATGGACATCTCACCCGCGACCACGAAATCGTGGAAGAAGGCGAGCGCATCCCGGTTCTGCACCGGCTTGTACCCCTTGCCGACGACCGACAGGATGCGCTGGTCCGTGTTGCGGACGAGCCCAAAGGCGTCCTTGACCCGCTCGTAGGTCACGGGCTCTTGCTCGCCGCGGGCGATGTAGAGGGGTTGCTTCTCGACCGTCCAGTCGAGCCCAGCCGCCACCAGCATCTGTTCCGGGGTCAAGTCGTTTGAGACCTTGTTCCCCAGGCCGTGCCAAGGAACGTCCCCGGTCCAGGCCATGCTCTCAACTGCTGCTACCATGGTACTTACTCCTAAGATGGTGGGCTCATGGCGCACCATGAGATGGGGGCCTGAGCCCCCATCCTGTGCTGCGTCACTTCGGTTTGGAGTTAGCCGCCTGCACGAGCTTCTCCGCCATAGCCCCCAACTGCTTGTGCAGGAGGAATTCAGCGAAGTTTTCTCGGTGCGGTATCTTGCAGTGCTCGCAGACGGTCTCCCGCGTGTCGAGCTTCCCCATCGCATAGCGAATGAGCGTGGCTGCCTGTGACAGCTTTTCGCGGTCAATCATAGGACCTCCTTCACAAGGCACGTTGGCGCGTGCCCGGGTTTCCTTTGATCTCGTCTCGGACGTCGCGCTCCTGGAACCCGAACGGGAACTTGAACCCGGGCTCGACCACACAGTAGATGTGGTACTTGTTCCCCGCGTCCGACAACCGGGATTCCGCGGGGTAAAGCTCGACCCCCTCGAATTCCGGACCAACGAGCTCATTCTTGATCCGTTGGAAGTGTCGCCAATCCCGGAAGATGGGCTTGCCGTCACGCCGCCGGATATTGAGGTGCAGGGTGCGTCCGTACCCGGTCAGTAAACGCCGCACCTGCACCTGGTAAAGGTCGTTGATCCAGGTGGTGCAGTGTTGGTCGTCCTCATCCGCGTGCCGGATGGCGTCGGCCCGGCTGAGATGGTACTCCTTCATGATGATTGCGATGGTGCGTTCCGACAGGTGCCCGTTGGGTACCTGCACCAGCGGTACCCAACGGTCCTTCTTCGCCATGAGTCAGCCCTCCGTCGAGATCCAGTCGACGACCTTGTCCTCGTCCGGGTAGTCGTCGGACGTCAACCAAAGGGTGTGGGCGGCGAGGATCTGGGCGTCCGAGTAGGGCGTGAGCTGGTCTCCGAGATGCGCCCGTAGGTTGGCAACGATGTTCTGGTCATACTGCTGTTTCTTCTTCAGGGTCATGGGTCGGCTCCGTCAACAGGGTGGGATGCAGCCCGCGGCCTTGTAAGCCTCGCGAGCGGCTGATTGATACGCCTCGGGCGTGTCGAAGCAGCGCTGAGCGTAGTGAAGGGCAGCCGCTTCCTTGGTCGACCAGCCCTTCTTGTACGCCTTGATCGCTGCCGCGAACGCTTCCTGGGCGTTGCGGTATTGGGTCACGACGAGGTCAGCCGTACATGGACGGGAAGTCGAGCGACTCGCACTCGTCCTTGTGCTCCGACAGCTCGTCGCGGAAGGTTTCGAGTTCCGACTGCCAGTTCTCGAGGTCCTCCCGCTTCTCACCCTCGTGCTCGTCCGCGCCCTCGGGGAAGGCTTCGAGCTTGTCTTCGATCTCCCCGATGATCTCCTCGACCCGCGAGATGGCAGCGTCGAGCATCGCGCAGGCGTTCTCGCACCGCACGGCGCGCGACGGGCCCTCACGCTTCGACCGGTTGACGGCCTCCGAGTAGACGACCTCCTCGTCCGAGACGCTCTCGGGGATGTCGGGAGCGTCTGTGTGGTTTTCGAGGGTCTGCGCGACCTCCTCGACCCGCGAGTACCGCTCCGTCTGGGAGAACTTCTCCTCCATGTTCGAGCGCCACTCCTCCATCTCCTCGGCGAGGGTCTGGAACTCGGAGAAGGCGTCCGCGACGGCGGATTCGAGCGTGGTCGTGCGGGGCACGTACTTGTACGACTTACCAGCCATGGTTTCTCACTCCTAAGATGGTACCTGCAATAAGTACCATGAGTGGGGCGCAGGAGCGCCCCACCGGTGCTACTTACTGAGGGATGTATATCTCAAACTCGACGACCTCCCCGGGACGGTATTGGGTCAGGCACAAGGCCCTGAACTCGTCCGTCGATCCGAGCTCCCTGAGCACCCGCCGCAGGTCGTCGACCGTGGGCATGGGCTCGGCCGCGAGGCGCGCGAGCGAGTGGTTGACCCGCGAGTATTCCATCCGCCCGACCTGCGGGAAGGGGTTCTGTCTGAGCCCCAGGCGCAGGTACGGGTTTTCGCTCGTCCCGTTGAGCGTGACGACAAACCGCACCGTGTCCGGGGGCGGCGGTCGCGTCGGATCTAGCTTCTCCGCCATGTCCTATTCCTTCTGCTCGGGTTGGGCCTCGACCTGGATGATAGCGGACCCTGCGGGCAGCCGCGAGCGGCCCGCCCAGCGCAGGTAGGCAAGCCGCGCCTGCGCCCGGTCGTCGCCAAAGTAGTCGATGGGCCAATGGCCTTCGCCCGCGATGTAGATGATCCATTTCGCTGGGCGCTTCCCTACGGTCAGGGTCATTTGCGCCTCACGTTGAGCTTGGAGCCGACCAGGGGCATGGGGCGCAGGACCGTTCCGTCCTCGAAGGTGATCTGGACGGCGTTGTAGCGCATCCCCGGCCGCTCGACCTCGCGGACGTCGGAAACGAGTGACCCGCGACCCGCAGGCAGGGTCCACATGTTGATCTCGTCCCCCGGGCGTACGGCTTCTGCGTTGACTTTGAGGTTCCGCATCTCACTTACCCCCAACCGCGAGCAGGTCCTGCTGGGCGTCCATCTTGATGCCCCACAGCTTCCGGACGAGCGCCTCGGTCGCCCGGTCGCGGGGGGCAGGATGGGTCATGACGATCCGCTCGATGGCGTCTTGCGCACCCTGGGCGATCTTCTCCAGGGATTGGGCCGTAATGAACTTCATCTCAGTACTCCTAAGCGATACCAGGGAAGGTACCATGATGGGGGCGGGCTGGGCCGCCCCCACGGTGCTACCGTCCGACGAGTGCGTTGATGATCCGGGACGCCGCGCGCCCCAGGATGCGGCGCTCGACCCGCTTCTCGATGGCCTTGGGGCCGCGCGAGATTGCGTTGAGGTCCCCAAGGAACCGAGCGAGTGTGTAAAGCCCCGAGCGGAAGGATGTCCTGCGCCTCATTTCAGCTTCCCCTGCTTGCTGTGGCCGACCTGCGCGTCGAGCGAGACGCTGTCAGCCGCCTTGCGCCCCGCCGCGTGCCCCGCGTGCGACCGCGAGAGCAGGCTGCGGTTGTGCGGCTTGACGCCCGGGACTTCCTGCTCGATGAACTGCTTCCGGAGGTCTTGGGACTGTTCGTATAAGGACCGCAGCGCAGGGAGCTGGGTGCCGCCCTCGACCGGAGTCGCCCGCGCCATGGACGCGGCCTTCCGGTCGGCGATCCGCTGGCACATCCGACCCGCGAACGCGTTGAGGAAGGACGTGATGAAGGACGCGACCTCGCGCCCATAGTGCTCCTTGGACGCTTGGTAGGCGAGCCGGCGCCCGGTCTTGACCAGGTAGTCCGACATCATCTGGGCGACCAGGATGTTGTGCCGCTCACCAATGTACCAGTGCCGGTCGTACGCTCGGTAGCCGTCGTACGTGCGCTTGGGGTCCGGCTGCTTCACCACGTTGAACACGTAGGAGCAGAAGTAGAGGTCGGCGACGGCCGAGCGCAGGGGACGGGCCCAGGGCATCGGGTCCGTCATGACCTCGCGATCCATCTCGATCTTGGTGCCCTCGTCCTTGTCCTCGTGGACGTCGGACAGGCTCAGGTTGTGCGCGGCCAACATCGCCTGCGCTTTCTCCGCAGCCAACGCCGCCTCGTGTTCGGTCGCCCCCTCGTTCTGCGCGAGGGCGAGTAGCTTGCGCACCCGCTCGATGATGTCTTCCTTACCGTTCGTGCTGGACATGGGTCGCTCCTAAGTTGACCTGGCGTACCATGACGGCCCCGATACCTCGGGGCCGCGGTGCTACGTCAGAAGTGTGATGTCAGTAGTCCGGGCTCTCGCCCAGGTCGTCCCGGTCATAGCCGTCGACCCGGTCGGCCTCGCGTCGGATCTGCGCGTCGACGCGTTCGGCCTTAGTGGTCCTGCGCCCCTTGCGCTTGGGCGGGGCATGGTCCTCGCAGAAGCCGTCCCTGACCGCCTTGCGGGGGCAAATCCCCATCTTGCATCGGGCCATATCAGTGCCTCGCCGTCAACTTCCATCCCGCGGGGGTCAGCAGGGCCTCACCCTCATCCTCCATCTCACCCATCGCGAACAGGAGGGCCTGCTGGACGAGCCCGGGCTGCTTGAGCGGCTCGCCATTGTGGTTGGCGAGCCAATCCACCATCGCCGGGATGAAAAGGGTCTGGCCCCCGGCGAGGGCCTTCCGCGCGACGTTCTTCGCGGCCTCGATCATGCAGCGTGCTACCATGTGCGTATCTCCTCTTCCTGGCTCACAATGCTGCCCCCGCGCGTGCAGGGGCAGGGTTGTGGGTCAGCCCTTCGCGTACGCGAGCAGCCGCGCGTCGATGTCCATGCACTCCTGGATGCCGGCTGCCTCGTCGTCTGTGTAGTAACTCGTGACGTAGGACACCGGTACCGAGACGATCCGGTCGCCATCCTCGTCGTAAGAGTTGGATCGACCGTCGCCGACCTGGACGACGTCTGCGGGCAGCGTGTCAGCGTATGAGCAGACCACCCAGACATGGGTCCCTGTGTGCCAGACGATGGGCAGTGGACCCTCGAAGGAAGGCGAGTCGATCTTCAGCGACACGTGGGTGTGCTCGTGGTAGCGGTCCCATACTTTGCTAGCCATGTTCTAACCTCAAGTTGCAGGGGTGCACAATGAGAGGGGGCGACCTGCGCCCCCTCCGGTTCTGCATCCCAGGTCAGGCCGCGGGCTGCTCCGCCGGCGCCTGCTCCTTCTTCTGGGCCGCGGGCTCGGGCTTTTTGACCTTCGCCTGCATCGTGGCCAGGTCGGCGCCCAGGGCGATGAGCGTCCGCATCGAGTGGATGAAGTCGGCCCGGACCGTCTGGACCGTCGACTTCGTGGTCGTGATGCCGTCCTTGGCGAGCATCGCGAGCAGCGTGTCGGCGTCCGCCTGCGGGTTGTTGAAGACCGCGGTCTTGATCTTCCCGAGCTTGTCCGCCTTGGGCGCGGGCTCGGCCTTGGGGGCCGGCGCCGCCTTCTCCTTCTTCGCGGGCTGGGCGTCCGCCTTGGGGGTCTCCGCCTTGGGCGCGGGCGCGGCCTTGCCCTCACCGTTGATCTCGAGGTTGAGCTCCGCTCGGAGGTAGGCCTTCGCCTCGTCCGGCAGCTTCGCGATCACGTCGTCCTTCGCGTCCGCGACGGCCTTCGCCAGCCGCTCGTTGTAGCGGGCCTTCGACTCCTTCGCCCGCGCCTCGACACCCAGGACGGTGAACATCTGCTTCACGTTGGCCATGGTACTGTGCTCCTAAGTAAGGTTGCTACCCGGTCTGGTGTAGCATGAGTGGGGCGCAGGAGCGCCCCACCGGTGCTGCATCAGATTTGGAAGTAGGCGTAGGCGAGGATGGCGACGATGGCGAGGCCGACCAGGAAGCTCTCGATGCGCGTGGGGGTCATGTGCTACTCTCCTCAGTTGACGACGTGGAAACCATGCGCCGCGAGCGAGGCGGCGAGGTGCAGTTGCTCGGGGCGCAGGAGGAAGACCGGATAGTACCGCTCGACCCCCTCATCCAGCTTGTCGACCGCGATAATGTACCGCAGGTCGGGGTAGGCGTCCATCATCCGGTCGGCCGCGCGGTCGGCGTTCAGCCAAGACGCGTAGGACCGGGTCGACGTGTTGATCTTGGCGATCCGCATGTTCAGCTCTCCATGAACCGCTGGGCGCGGTATTCCCTGTCCGCCCAGGCCGTGATATCCGCCAGCATGTCTCGGTACTGCTCGTCCGTGACCCGACCGGCCATGTACAAGCGGTCGGCGCAGTCCGTCATCCGCTCGACCCGCTGCTCGATCTGATCTTCTGTCATCTGCAACCTCCAGTGGCTCAAACCGCAGGGGCCGCGCGTGCAGCCCCTGACGTTTGGGTCACCTAGGCGAGCTTGCGCCCGGCCCGCATGGACCGGTAGACCAGGGGCTCGACCGAGACGAGTCCATCCTCACCCATGCCCGCGAGCATGCCGAGCAGGAACATGAGGTCCTGAGCCTTCGCCTCGACGACGACGTGTTCGCCGATCTGGCTGACGACCATCGTCTCGTAGGGGTAACCCCCTTCGTGTTCGCTCTTGCGCTTCGCCGTGACGACGTTGCGCAGGTCGGTCGTCAGCTTCGCCTTGAGAAAGGTCGTGCTCATCATCACCTCCAGTGGCACACATTCCAGGGGGCGCAGCCGCCCCCTGACCTCTGTGTCACTCGCACACCTCGGCCGCCGTGATCTTGTAGGTAATCTCGGCGAAGCCATCGAGTTGCCAGTCGCCCTCGCCGTTGCGGAACCATTTGTCGTCGTCCGGGGCGAAGATGTCGACCTCGGGGTCGCGATCCCCCATCTCGACCTGCACCTTGCGGATCGCGTCGGCCACGAACTTCTTGGCCGACTGCTCGGATGTGAACACCTTGCCCCATACTTGGAGCTTACCATCGACCGTCATGGACGCGATAACATATACTATCATCTCGACCTCCTGTGGCACACATTGGAGGGGGTGCAGGCGCCCCCTCGGATCTGTGTCACCGCTTAGCGGAAGGCCTCGTGGGCGATCCGCTCCATCGTCTTCTTGAACACCGCGCCATACCCCTTGCCCTGGGTCTTGTCGATCCAGGTCAGGAAGCTCTCGTTGATCTGCACCGTCCGCTCGAAGGACGTGTTCATCCCGAACGTGACGGGCGCATCGTCGTTGCAGAGTGCGGTCAGGGCGCGCACCCGCTCCGCTCGCGATTGGTTTTGGAAGCCGCGCGCCATGTTCATGAACCGACGCCAGAAGTGCGCGTAACCATCGTTCATCTCAACCTCCATCGAACGCACGTCCAAGGCCCAGGCTTGCGCCGGGACCTTAAACGTGGGTTCGGGCGCAGGACGAGTTGCCCCGCCCTGCGCCGCGAATTCCATTAGCTCCTAAGTTTTAGGTAGCCCGTGTCCAGGTCAGGGGTCCTAACCCTGCCCAAACCTTCTTCTTACCAGACCTTGACCCCGGCACCCCGCGACCGCCGCCCCCAACCCGTCCCGACCAGCACTGCGCTCAAAGGCGCGACCGAAGGTCGAGGGGGTATTGGAGTCAGAGCGCGTCGTAGAGACGGGCTTTGGTTCCAGTTGGCAGGGAGGTCATCTTCCCTCTCGGGCGCCCGGGTTCCAAAGCCGGGCGGGTGTCAGATGACGACCTGGGGCTCGCAGGGAATTTGGATCCTCGTCTCTCGACGTTCGGTGGCCGGTTGAGTCCGGTCCTACCTAGGGGTTCCCCGGTAGCGCCCGCGCGCCCTATGACGGCGCGCTTGCCATTAGGTATATAGCAAACCGACATGAAGCCCTACCGGAATCCGCGTCGTAGATAAAGTTATCCCCAGGTTTTTGGGATCCCTCGACCCGCTCGATGACGGCCCCGTTGAACCCGCGCATATATAACGCGACACTGTGGCGGCGTTCTAGGGGGTGTGCAATGGGCATCCAGGGGTGGGGGCGCACCTGCTATACCCCTGCGCCCGACTCCACCCCTAGCGCCTCGTCGCTCGGGGAGTTGGGGCCGGGCACTCGGCCCCCGCGACCCCCGGGCGGCGCTCATGGGTTCATCCACCTACCCCGGAGCGGCGTTTTGATGCGGATCTATGGGTGGTGTCGAAATACCTACCTACCCTAGTGGATGGGTGCGAGAACCGGGTTCTACGCGCGTTTATCGAGGTGGGTTTACAGTTTGGTCGGATCCCATTGATTTACTTGGATAAAAACCATGCGCTTTAATTTTCCGGTTAGCGTCTTCCCTGGAATGGGTCTGAACTGCGTTAGCGCGTTCCCTCGACCTGGTCTAAAACAGCAACTGCTCGGGGTTCTCGACGAGGGCGCGGAACAGGTTCTTGCCCTCGCGGTGGTAACCCAGGATCTTCTCGTCGGCCGAATCCTTCACCACCAGGTCGATGATGAAGACCCGCGATGCCTGCTGGCCCTGGCGCGCGACGCGGGCTTCCGCCTGCTGCCGGATCGACGGGTCGACCGGGCTCTCGTAGAAGAAACAGTAGGGGGCGACCTGCAACCCGTCGATCCCAATGGCCGCCTTCTGGGCCGAAAGCACCATGACCCGGTAGTCGGGATCGGACCTGAACCGATCGAGCATCTCCCGCGTCCCCTTGGCCTTGCCCCAAATCCAACCGTGCTTGATCTTGGCCTTTTTCAGCTCATCCGAGATCCTGCGCCCCGACCAGTTGAAGTCATGGAAGACGATCGCCTTCTCGTCGATCTCGTCGAGCATCTCCATCAGCAGGGCTAGCTTGGGGTTGTGGTCAAACTCGACCTCCGCCCGCTCATCTGTCTCCTCGTCCTTGAACCCCAGGTACCCCGACGAGACCTGGCGCAACCGCAAGAAGGCGTTCTGGACCTCGCGGTAGGACCCGCGTGCCGCGATCACCTCCTTGACGATCCGCTTGTAGTAGAGCTCGGTCTGCTCGGGGAAGCGGACCACCTTCTTGATATAGACGACCTGGGGCAGCGAGATGCACTCGTCCGACCGGTAGTGGATCGACCGGTGTTGGATCATCCGAGACAGCTCGGGCTCCATGCGCCGGTCAAACTTGTACTCGGGGAACCCCGAGAACCAGTTGTCCTTCTCGGTGAAGAAAGCGGCGCGGAACAGACCCAGGGTCGGGCCCAGGGTCAACCCGTGGTCGAGGATGTGGAACTGGGCCCATAGCGGGGTCGGGTCGCGCCCGAACGGGCGCCCCGAGAGCAGGATCCGGTAGGTCGCGAATTGGCTGATCTTGTTAGTGCAGCGATAGAACAGGGATTGGTGGTTCCCGATCTTGACGGATTCGTCCAGGACCATGGCGTGCGCCCAGGAGGAGACCCGCAGTAACCGCTTCTGGTTGGGCGTGAGTTCCTTCCCCTTGCCCTTCTTCTTGGGTATGAGGTCACACACCATCCAGGCGAGCCCCGAGTAGGTGACGAGGGCAATCCCATCCTGCATCTCGTCGAACAGCTCCCACTTACGCTCGGTCGAGCCCAGGAGCGGCACATAAGGGAGGTCGGGCGTGTGCAGGGCGATCTGGTTCTCCCAGGTGTAAGCGACCTCATCCGTTGGTACGAGGACCCAGGCGTGCCGGATGAGCCCACCCTGGAGCAGGTAGCGCAGGATGGCGAGCGACAGGTAGGTCTTGCCCGACCCCATCCCGAGGATGTGGAAGAACTGGGGATACGCGATCGAGAGCAGGAAGCAGACCTTTTGGTGCAGGTTGAGTGGGGTCGAGAAGGAGGGTCGGGGCTCGAGCCCCTGGATCATGGCGTCGATCCGCTCCTCCGGGAGGTCCTTCATCCAAGTGTGGGACTCCCTCGGCTCATTGAGGAAGTTTTGGATGGCGGTGCGGGCGATCTTCATTCCTGGTCCCCGGGCTCATAGTCGGACTCGGGCTCGCCCCCAGTCAGGGCCTTGACCTCGTCCCAGTAGCGTTTCGACATGGGGACGGATCCCAGGACCCATTGTCCCAGGGCGTAGTTTTGGTTGATAGCCACCGTGAACTTGTCGCGGTCCGAGCGGCCCTTGTCGACCCATAGCCGCGCGATCCCGAGACCATGCTCGTCGATCGACTGGCTATAGGTGATGACGACGTCCGCCGTCATCAGCTTGGATGCGTCCCATCCGACGTGGTGGCCGCCGACCGACCCCGCCGTCCACCCCGATCGGTTGGTCTGCGTCGCGACGGCGAGTGCGAGGTTGCGCTCACCCGCGATGCCGCGCAGGTCCTCATACAGCCGCCCGATCGCCATGGTCGCGTTGTCCTGCGGATACCACATGATATCCGGGTAGTCGATGATGAGAAGGTCGGGGACAAAGCCCAGGGCTTCGAGCCCGTCTAGGTAGGCCAACAGCTTGCGGATCGTGAGGCTGCGGGTTGGGAACCACTTGATGCAGATATTACTCAGCCGCAGGCCCCATTGGTCGATCCGGCTGAGTAGGTACTGCTCGATCTGCGGGTCGCGCAGGTGGTAGATGGGTTTCTCTTCCCGCGTGCGCAGGCTGACCAACCGGTGCAAGTCGTCAAGCTCGAATCCCGTGACCTTGAAGGTGTCGTCCCGCTTGCCGATGGCATAGAGCGATTGGTAGTACCGCTGCACGGTCTCGTCGAGGTCCAACTCCAGGGTGATGTGGCAGACACGCTTGCGCTGGATCAGCCCGCGCTTGCCGCAATGCACCATGCCCCAGGATTTACCCGACCCCTTGGGGCCCATGAGCAACCACATCCGGCGGCGCGCCGGGACCAACTCTAGCTCATCCAATTCCTTGATACCCAGGCTGATCGCGTCGACCTTGGAGCGGTCGAGGAACCCGAGTGACCGCTTGGTGTCGTGCAGGAAGATGCCCGGGTCGAAGGATTCCGTGCGGGATTTGAGGGCCTGGTTCAGGAGGTTCTCGACATCGTCCTCGACGCCCTCGCCGCCCTGGGTGTAGCGGGTCGCGGCTTCGATGACCGCGCGCTTGAGCGTCTGGTGGCGGACAAACTGGGTGACGCGCGACGCGACATAGGCCGCGTTCAACCCGTCTACCTGCTGGAGCATCGAGAGCAGGATGCGGCGGTAGATCGGTCCCTGCCGGTTGTGTGGGTCCGACAGAATGTCGTCGAACAGGTCGTCGACATGCTCCTTGCCCGGGGGTTTCCCGTATCGGTGCCGGTAGTCGAGGACGCGGGCCGCGACCTGGCGGTAGGTCCCGTCGAACAGGTCCGGGGTGACAGCCGACGCGACGATGGATCCCTCGGCCTCGACAAAGGCGAGGAGCGTGAGAACCGATTCTTGCAGGCTGGAGGTGAGCCGTTCGTCCTGCGCCACTACTCGGCTTCTGTAAAGAGGTGGGTTTGGAGCGATATCTTGTAACCATACCGCAGCGCGAGCGCGAGGGCATAGCGGTAGTTATCGCGCGTCGCGGGCTGGTCGACGAGCGTGGCGTCCCAGATACTCGCCCGCTGCTCAGCCGTTACGGGCCTGCGGTAGACCGTGATGGGCGACAGGTAGATCTGTTGCGGAGCGTAGTCGGCGAGCCAGGTGGGTAGCTGGTGGTAGGGGCTGCCCTCGCGCTGGTCGACGAGGATCTTTAGGTAGTCGAGGCGGTGCGCGACCTCGGGCGAGAGCGTGTGATATCCATCCCTGGTCACTTTGGGCGAGACGACCAGGATGATAGATGCGTAGTCGGGGAAACCGCGGGCGAGCCGGTCGCCGTTGGATTCGATCTGGATGATTGTTGACTTGTCCTGCGGCGCCGGGTCGCGGCTCGGGTCCAGGATGTACCTAAGGAAGGATGATAGGTGGTCTTGTATCATTGGTTCCCCACCGGTGACCACCAAGAGGCTCGTCCCATACTGGGGGCGGCGGAAGTGGCTGGCGATCGCGACCCTCAGTTGCTCGAAAGTAAAGATGACCCCGCGGTGGAAGCGGAAATCCGTGTCACAGAACTGACATCCCATGGATAGTTTGTCGCCGCGGTTGCACCCCGCAAGGCGCAGGAAGACGGCGGGCCATCCCGTGTAAGGCCCCTCGCCCTGCACCGTCAAGAACAGGTGGGTGACGAGTAGCATATCTCCCTGTAGGGACCGGTAATCCTTGGGGCCGACATTGCGGTCGACATACTGCGGATGGTAAAGCTCATCCATGAGCGTCATCCTAAGCGGCAGACGGGTGGGGATGCCGGACGAGGATGTGCAGGATCCGGGCCTCGAGATACCCAGGGAAGGCGCGGTCGATCGCCCCGCCCAACTCGTTCAGGTTGAGGCAAAGAATCCGGAGGACGGGTGGCAGGTTGAGCACGTCTTGCAGGTAGTTACCGTAGACCCGCCCGAGGATGAGACCGAGGGCTTGTTTCTGGGACAGGTCGAGGCCGGGCGCGGCATCCTCCAAGGTGCTGAGTACCTCGGGCGCGGCATCCCGGTAAGCACGGTACCAGGTCGCGTTCTGCACGGTGGCCATGTTGACGGGATACCCGCGGGAACGGGTCGCCCGGACAAACCCGTCAAAGAGCCAGTCGCGGTCTTGGATGTCGTGCGGGCTCCGGGTAATGGCCCGCAAGGCCGCTGCCCGTCTGTAAACCGTATTCAGGTCCTGGGGCGACAGTTGCTCCAGGTAAGAGACGATAGCTGTTACGGACGGCACGACCTGCATCCCGATACTCCCGCGCTATAAGGGGTTTGGTAATACCCAAGGTGTCCCCAAATATACCCAAGGGGTCAAGGCGCTGGTGGAGTTGAATAGTTATGGTCCACAGTCCATGGAAACGCATCGTTCCACCCTGGGTAATCTTTGGAGTACTCGTGGGAATAGTGATTCCTCTGGTGATTGTTGTCCTCATGACGGTTTACTGGGACTATCTCATCCGTTACTTTGGATGATTTGCTGAATTTGGGTGTGTAACACCCAAATTTACGGGTACAGGATCCCAGATGGGTGCTGGTGTGCGCAGGATGGGGGTGCAGATGCGAGTGCCCAGATGGGGGTTTCGGGGGTCGGATGAGTGTGCGTTTTCGTCGAAATGGTTGGACCATGTGATGGATGAAATTATGGATGAAATATTCTATCTATATCTACCCCTTGATCGAAACACATCCGTACCCCTCCGTTATAGCCCCCCTCCCTCCCTCCCTATGGGGAGGGGAGGTAAGAGGAGGGGGGCGTAACGGGGTAGGTTCAGATGAGGTCGCGTGCGCCCGCGTGCGAGGGACGGTGGGATGACGGTGGAGGATGACAATGGACTTTCCGGATGAAAAACAGGATCCTGATTTTGGTACCGAGCCGGCCCCGACTGGGGACGGTATGTTGGGTCAGGGAAGGAGGTTCCGAGACGTGAGCGAAGCCCAAGCCTACTTCGACCGGTTGCTGACCATCCGCGACCTGTGCTCGCGCTTCCGCGTCACCGAGATGACGATCCAGGCGTGGCGCCGGCAGCAGCAGCTCCCGACCATCGTCATCCCCGGGACGGCGCGACCCACCGTCCGGTTTGACCCCGACCTCGTCCAGGAATGGGCGCGGGCCCGCGGCAAGATGATGTACCATTAGGGCGATGGCTCGGGACAGTGACCTCGACGTCGGAACGGTCGTCGACCCGAACACCTTCCGGGCGTTGGAGAACCTCTGCCGCACCGCCATCTCTTACGGAGACAACCATCCTGCCGTGCGCTCGGCCGTCGCGCAACTGGCTCGCACCATGCGGGTCGAGGCCGAGATGCGGTACGGGCATGGGACGGCAGATGTCGTCGCCCTGACGGC